TTAACACGTCAACGTATGTCCAAAGTTTTGACGGAGTTTTATGGGTGTAACATCGAAGTGATTTCTGTTAAAAGGAACGGGGATAACTATCAAAAGTCGGCGTTTGTTAAACTGATTGAAGTACAAGTGAAAGTTTTTACTAAAGGTGATGAATTAATTATGAAAGCGAAACCGCGCTCTATCAAGTTCCCTGCGTCTTGGTTTTGGTTATTGACTGTTCTTGGCCTTGAACAGCAAATTGCTGAAATTAAGAGAGATAAATTTTGGAGTTGGAAGCCTGATCCTAACGTTCCTTTTCGATTGTATTGGGCGTCGGGTATGACTCAAGAATGTTTGTCAGAAGCTTGGAGTTACGCAATTGCTAATCTTCCAGATCATAAGGGAGATAAAGGAGAGTACTTCTCTTTTATTTGTGGAGATGACAATTCTGATGAACTTGGGGCAGCCGATGCTAGCGCCTATGATTCCACACAGCGTGAGTTCTTCGCACAATGTCAGTGGAGGTCAATGGGGAACTTCGAAAAGGCCGTGTTAGCGGCGCTAGGCAAGATCCATCAAGGAAAGCGGAAGGGGAGAGGGTTTATGTATAAGCAGCCTAAAATGGGGAATCCTTCAGGTTCTCCATTTACTTTGTTCATTAATTCGTTAGGGATGGGAATTTATACTCTTGAGAGGGCTCGAGTTCGACTACTTATTCAATCTAAGTTGGACCGACCTTTGACGAGCGTAGAGATGGACATCCTTAGCAAAGAGGTGGGCAAAGCTTATGGTTTAGAGATTACATATACTCAAGCTCCGGAAGTTGGACAAGTTGGAGAGGGCATAGAGTTTCTAAAAGGGGTCTTTGTTTATTATGGTGCCCGTGTTTCTTCGAAATTAGAGGGTAAGGAAGAAGAATCCTCTAATAGTCGAGTTAATCCAAATCTCTTCATTTGGGTACCTTTACCATCTAGAATATGTAAGGCGGGTAAAGTTATCTTGGATGGAGTCAATAATGATCTGAAGTTGGGTGCTCTTCATGATCAACTCGTTAGTGTTGCTAATTCATATAAATCTTCGATTCAATCACCTTTGCTTAGTGACTGGGTAGAAGTATGGAATAGTGGCAAAAAAGAGGCGGTCAAGGGGTGGGTTAATATATTGTTTGATAGTTCGAAAGAGTTCCTAGAATTAGGTGGGAATGCGGCCTTTATCGAACATTCGAAGAAGATATTTGCCCATCGTTATGGGTATACAACGGAAGAACTTGAGATGCTGATCAAGGCGATTCGTTCTAGTGCTCGGACATTCGGACGGTTTCGAGGTGGTCTGTGGGAGCGTTTAGTTCTCGTGGATTACCAAGGAGCCAAGTTCGAATAATGAGTAGGGGTTTGCCGCTCTAGATGAAGACTACATCGCGCAAGGACACTTCAGGTCCGAAAGCAAAATCTGAAGGAGGACACGCAGTCGCCTCACCAAACGAACTGCTCTCACCGTACTTGAGACAACTTTGTACGCAATTTCTCACTCCGATCGCTTCGGCCGGTAGGCCCTTGGAGGTGAGTCCCGCGAGTTATCCATCTCAAGTTTGTGCACGTCATTTGCACAAAGTGGTTGATGTCTCGACTGCAACCCCCGCTTTTGCGAACGGATTTACCGCTGTGATGAGTCCCGACCTGTACATGCCAGGATCTGTGTCTGCCCCTGCAAACGCATTGATCCTCTCAGCAGGTCCGGGCCTCGTATCACTCGCTGGTAGAGCTCACGCTCGCGCGGATGGAAGTGGTCGTTGGCACGCCAAATTTTCATCAAATACGGAGGAAGCCTTTCTCAGTGCACGTCCTATCACCGACAGTGGAGGTGTCTCTCATCTGGGATTCAATCTGACGCCAGCTGCTCTTCAAGTTTTATCTGTGGGCCTGACCAACAAGTCGGGAACTGGGAAACCAGCCCATATGATAATTTACTCGAAAGTGGCAGGTGCAGCTTGGACAATCCTGGAAGATTCGACAATGACACCGTCGAGTGGGGCGTTCTTTGAAAGGACTTTGCCTGCAAACAGTGATGCCATTGCGTTTGCGGGTGCGGATGTGGTGGATGAGATTGTGATTCTCGTTGGGATGTGCCTCAAAGCAGGTCAGTTTTCTGCATTAGCGGATGCTGCTCTGTTGCCGGGTTTTTCGAGGTTTGTCATTGATAATGAAGTCACGTATGGACGAGTCTTGGCTATGTCGTTGCTGGCGACGAATACATCTCCAGAATTGAGTAATGGGGGTAATATTTCCATCGGGCGAGTACCGAGGGAATTTGACCTCTTTTCAGGGATTGTGGATCAAATGTCTTCGTTACCGGATAATCGGCGGTATCAAGGCCCTGCGAATACGGGCGGTTATGTCACGTGGCTACCCTCCCAATGGGATGAGTATGAGATTGATTCCCTTGCAAACAAAAGAGAGGCGTATTCTGAATCAGAATACCTTGTTTGTCGAGTGGATGGTTGGGCTCCTCCAGCCGGGTCAGTTTCATCATTTCGGCTTCAATTTGATTGGATTGTTGAGTTTTATACTCCGAACCAGATTTTTGAAAAAGAAATCACCCCACCGTTGAGTGAAGAATTCAGGGCTCTCTATTATATGATGTTAGCGCTTCCCGCTGCAACATGTAACCCTGAACATGAGAAGTTGTTGCGAAGTTTGCTCGCGAACGGCCAAAGCGTTTTACGACGTGGAGTGCAGTTTTATGGCAAACATAAGAGTACGATTGATGGATTGACGAAGTTGATCCTCTCTGCTCTGTTGTGAGGTGGAGTTTGTACTCGCTCACCATTTTAAATCCCCTAGGAGTCGGGGGAGATTTTCTAAGTTTTCGTGAACACAAAAACGTACCGATGGGGACGACTGGCTTTGAGACACCAGTTTGTTCGTAAAGGATACATCTACCAGAAAGGAGTATTATCTGTGCTCTGGGGACAAGTTCTAGCTAGACCAGTAGATTGTAGTACTGAAGTCGAGTCGAGGTAATCGAGATTTCTTTAGGTTACTAATCAAAACGTGGGGAATCGCTGAGTTGCATGCCTATTGCAGCGACGAGGTGGAAAGACCAGGTCAAGGAAACGAGGAGAGTTACGTTGGAAAGAGACAAAAAGATAGATTAGCGTCGCGAACTAATTCTAACTTGCCGGGTTTCTTTTCGATGGGTGTGCGTAGTAGGGTTGAGAACATCTAGAGTGGTACAGAAAGGCGCTCTTTATGTGTAATCGGA